GGCCCAGCACGTTTGCCAGGCCTTGAACCAAACATGAAATAATATCACCTGAACCTTGCTCTAAGGTTGCTCTTTAAAGGATGCGAGCAGCGGCAAGATACTAATTAAGCACAACACTACCGCCTCCCAGCTCATGCCATTTTGTACAATGTCGTAGCACGCGGTGGATGCAATCAAACCGCCAACGGTGCGCTTGGCTGACCACCTGCGCAGGTCGCCTTTGGTCTTGAATGCCTCGGTGACGTCGAAGCGTTCAAGAAATTTAAAAAACTCAACTATACTGCCAAATGACGGCGGTTGGCTTTTCCCAGTCATTGTCTACGTGTATAAATCCTTCACCAATTCCGATGCGGTCAAAGCCTGCTTCAAGTAATGCAGTCACGATAATGAAGCGGTCGCGCGATCCGCGGCATGCGATGTCGGCGGCGCAACCTTTCATGTGGCTGCTGTTTTGCGTTCCGCCTACCTCAAAATTGTGCGCCTCGGTGCGGTACCCACTCGTCACCACAAACGGAATGGCAGCCCGTGACCGCGCGTCGTCCAACATCTCCAAAAACTCCTCGTCCATGTAGTTGCCACTGCCTGGCTCGTCGGGCGAATCAAATTCAGAGTAGTTAAACCACTTCATTCCTTGCGCTTGCTACGCGCCGTCAAAGCGCGTTCAATGTTAAACCACACCAGCGTTACACCTGCGACAATGGCGAGGCCGTCGCTTACCAGGTTTACGGCAACGCTGCCCACATAGGTTACGTTCAAGGCATTAAGGATATGGCATTTAATGTCAGACATCTTCAAGGTCGTTAGGAAACCAACCGTTGGCGTTCATGTATTCTTTATCACGCACGGTTGAGGTGGAAGGAATGATGGCGCCAAATGGGAAGGCGCTTGCGTGCAGCACGTAGCTTTGCAACTGCATGCGTTCCGTTTCAGGAACTTCGGGAAACAACGTTACCAGCTTTTCCAACGTCGCTTGTGGGTGTACTGGTATGACGTGTTCGGTGTCGATTTGTAGCGCTACCTGTTCGCCGTCGGGATGTTCGACAACGCCAAACACATTGCATTGCGCATAGTCAGGCGATTGCAAACGTTCGGGCAAGGTGACGTTGAACAGCTCACGGCTAATGCGCTGGGCGCGTTCTTTGGCGCTAATCCATGGCAAGGCTTGTATGAGAATCCAGCCGTTCATTAGTAAATGGTGTAGTACGTGTTGATGTTGGACTCTATGCCTGTGCGGTTGCTGCTTTGGTCGCTGGTATAAATAATCAATTCGGCCAACTTACCATTGAGGCGATAAATTCCCGTGTAGATGGAAATTCCAAACGTTGTAAACGAGGTTGTATTTGCGTTCAACGTTGATTCCAAAGCGCCAGCCGTAGCCGAGGCCGCATTTGTAACTACTGCGGTGTGCAAATCGTCGCGCGTTGTCACGCCGTTTGTTATAGAAACTTGCGAGCCATTTATATATAAGTCAGGCAAACCAAACATTCCTTCCAGTGCAGTGACGGTGCTACCGTCTAAAATAACCCAACCATAACGGGACGGAGGATTGGACAACAAAATGAAAGCGTTGTCTGAGGTTTGATAATGGGCGAAATAATCGACGCGGCTTTGGTTTAATAAGTCCGCGTGACTTGCAAAAAATTGGTCGTCCGAGCCGTCAAAACTTAAAGCTGGGTTTCCGTCAATATTCAAAACAGACCCGCTTGCTACAATCTGTGGTTGTTGGGTGTTCGCGCTTTCTACCGCGTTGTTGCCATTGCCTGATTGGTCGTACCAGGTGTGCACGTACCCGCTGGCCACACCCGTGTGATTCAACAGCGCCGTGGTGTCAAGGTCGCCATTAGAGTCAAACCCGATGTCGGCAAGCGTGTTGCCTGCGCTCTCGCGCACTCTGATGGCATAACCCGTGTAATCTTTGTCAAGCTTGCGCAGAGAATACGCCGCGGCTGCGCCTGTGTAGATGTCCAGCAACAGGTTTTGCGTTTCCTTGTATGTGATCAGAAACGTGTAGCTGCTGTCTGTGCCCACGCGGTTCATGTATTCTTGAATGAGCGCCAGCGTAGTGTTGAGCGAATCGCCAACGATTGGTTGCACTGCTGCTGGCTGCGTGTAAGTGTCAAGATTGCTGCCTTGGCCTTTGCTCAAAACATACACGGCGCGTTGCAAGACATAGCCCGCCGTTGGTATCTCGCCTTGGTGCTCAATGTATTTGCCTACGCCGTCGTTGGTAATCGTCCAATAACCTTCAAGCGTTTCCGTGCCAATTACTGACGTCCACGTGGTGCCAAAGCGCGATCGTGCCAGCGGGTTGTAGCTGACGTAGGACGTGTTTACAATGTTGTTTGCGCTTGCGCCCAACAGTGCAGGTTGCGGCACGTTGCCCGCGTCGGGTGGCGTTACGTCTTTGCTTGGGCGCGCGTTGTCTTGCACGGCGGTTATGCCTGTTGTGTCACGTCCAGCAAGTATTAACGTTACGTCGTATTCGTCGTCACTGGCGATGTAGCGCAACATTGTGATGTAATATTCGCGCGAATCCTCGGCGTTGGTCAATATGGTGTACGGCGCGAGGTAACCGTTGCCTGTGCCCAACAGTTGGCCGCGTTCCATGCGCTTGCCCGTACGATGAAACGCCATGCGCTCACGTGTGGCCAACTTATTAATGCTCAAACTGGCGGTCGTGCTGTTGAGGCTACGCCAGTCATCGGCGTCCACATACGAACTGCCGTCAAATACTGTGATAACGCCCATACGACCACGAGAAGTAATGCGATCGCCCACAAGCGTTTCGCCCAAATCTTGTTCAAAACGTCCTTGGTCGCCCGTGCTGGTAATGTCTACCGAACCGAATTCTTGTTCTTGGTCGTCATCAAATATTGCGCACTTCAAATTGCGTACGCTGTATGTGGCATAAGTCGTGTTAGTGAAATCGGTTGTTACTGCGCCGTCTGCTTCGATGCCATAGACATTCAAGAACATTTGCAGACCTTCGCGCGCGGCTGGCAACGGCGCGGTAAGAAACTCAAACTTATAATTAACGAAGTCAGCGTTAATTAACGTGGCCTGCGTGCCTTCACTGCGGTCAACAATAAACGGGCAAACGACATAAAAAAATGACGTGTCCGTTGTTGACCATGAAACCGCGTCGTAAGCATCCGCGCCCAATTCCAAAGCGTCTGGAAAGTCGTTCAGATAACCCGACGTTGAGCCATGAATGAACGTTGTTGTGCCAATGCTGTAGTTGCGTTTTAAGTAGTAGTCCGTGCTTCCGTCACCGTCACCCAAACGCAGCTTGATTTTCAAAACAATGCGTCCGTAGTGGTTGGCGGGCGTTGTACCCGTAGGTATTCCAGTGTGGCGGTACAACAGGTTCCCGCTAATTTTAAACCGCGTATCCTGCGCGTACGTGGCGTCTTCGTCGTCAAGTACCAAACTGGCGGCCATGTTTGCCGAGGTGTAGTTGCTGCGCAGAACCACGGGCTTGTCGCCTTGATAGTTGCGTGTTAGCTTTATTTCTTTGTATGGTGGCGCTGCTGTGCGCAACCATCCGCGGCGCTTGTAAAAGTTGCCCGTGTTGCCGCCAAAGGTTTTGCCGAACGTGGTGCTAACATACCCCAAGAATGCGCCTGAATATCGCATGGCATACACGTTGACGCTTGATGCAGCTTGCTTGATGCCCAAAGGAAAAAACCAGTATTTGCCTTCGTGCATAAACACCGAGCTGTTGAACGTCTTGCACAGGCTTTCAATTACCTCTTTGGCGCTGAAGTATTGCAACACCCCGTCGTTATCTACGTTGTGCCACGTTTGATGCGAGATGCGCGCCAGCGTCAACTGCAAATGTGGCGAGGTAACAGGCGGAGAATAGCCCGCGTAATTGCTTGCAATGAAGTCGTCGACAACATACAAGAAAGCGTCAGTGCCTGACCAATAATCAGTGTGCGGAACTTTCTTAAGCGCCGTCAACAAAATGTCCGTTATAGCCGCTCCGCCTTCGTATGGCGTGCCGTTGTTGTTAAAGTCGATGCCGTCCAGTTGCGCGAGGCCGTCAACGGCGGTAATGCTCACCTGCTCGTGTGGCGACATGTCCTCAACGGCGATGCCTTCGGGCAAAATTGTGCCTACCCAAAACAAAGTGTTAGCCCCGTCGGGGTCTTTGTAGATGACCACGCCCCATTCGCCTTCTTGGTCTGCGTTGAAGTCGTCAAACAACCCCGTAAAATGCGAGCGGTCGTCGGGGTCGTACATCATTGTGAACGACACGCTGCTACCCATAATCGTGGGGCATTCGTCAAACTCGCTGGCGTTGTCGTAGTTCAGCACAAAGCCGTCACCACCCACAAAAAATTCCACGGGATTGTCGGTTGGCCCCGCCATGTGGATAATGTCAATGCGCCAGTCCTCGCCATTTAGGCCTGTAAATTCTGCGCGTCCTTGTACGTGTACAGCCATCAAATCACTCGGTTTCGGTTACGTGTGCCACGGTCGTTGGCCAATACAATGTCGCTGCCGCTGATGCGGCCAAACACCTCTACGCGGCTGGCGCCCATGATGTCCTGCAACTTAGACAACGGTGCGATAACCTCCGGGTCAACGCGGGCGTTGGGGTTGTCACCAACAATGGCAGTGGTAGCGCCATATGCCAAGCCGCCTTCAGCAAGTGCGGGAATTTGTACGCTGTTAATAAGCGCTATACCCGCAGTAAGCAAACCAGCCATAACAAACGGATATGCTGGCCCCGTACCCGCCGCGCCTTCCGCAGATCGTGCAATAACTTGCGCCTTGGCTTGGGCCAATGCCGCAATAATTACAGCTTTGGCAGCCTCAACCAATGCTTGGCGCATGTTTTCTGCATGGCCAACTGCATTACCAATTGAAGTGGCCAATGCCTCGCCCATGTCTTCAAATACATTGCTAACCTTTTTGGCTTCTGAACTCATGCGTTCCAAACCAAGCAACAACTTGCTTGTGAACGACGTTGACGTTACCTCGACAGCCTCAAGTGCTGACAGCAAACCAAACACCTCCGTTTTGGTATTCTCCAAGCGCAGCAACAACCATCTTACTTCGCTCTTAAAAATCTTAAACTTGTCAGCCGCTTTTGTTGCGCTGTTTCCTAACATTTCGGTTGTGTCGCCTGCAACTACTTCCTGCTCAGTTAATGCCGCCATCTCGTTTTGCAGGTCAATAATGTTTTCCAACAAATAATCCTGCGCGGCTGCGTGTCCCATTATTTGGCCACTGGCTTTTATGAACGCACGGCCATTTTCAAGCACCGCCTTGTCGGTGTCAGACAGGCCCGACAAAATATCTTCGCGCGCTTTGCGTGTGGCTCGCATTTGAGCTTCAACACCTTTCACGCTGTTGCGTGCTGCGTTTTCTGCCTCAAAGATTTGTTCCCGAAGCTCGCGATAACGAATCAGCATTTCCAACGTGGCCGCTTTTTCTGCTCGCTTTTGCACGCGGCTTTCTTCGGTCAGCTCGCTAAAACTTTGCTTCAGTTTTTCGATGCTTACGCGCGCGCTGTCGGCGTCGGTCTTCATCAACTTAAGCGCTGTGCCAATTGCGGTAATAACACCCGCCGCTGCAATAATTGGGTTAGAGCTTATTACAACGCTTAACAGCTTGAATTGCTCAATGACTTGCGGCAATGTATACAACAGCGGGCCAAGCGCTGCGGCCATGCTGCCAAGTACAAGAATGGCGCGCTTCGTTCCGTCAGACAAGGCGGCAAAACTTTGTGCCAACTCCGTTACCTTGTCGAGCAATGCGCTAATGAAAGGCAACAGTTGGTTACCAATTTCTGCGCCTGCAATCTTGAGGTTGTCCAGCGCCGTGCTAAACTTACCAGCTGCCGTTTGGCTCAAGCGCTCCATGGCGCCAGCGGCAAAGCCACCTTCTTCTGCAAACGATTTCAGAACCTTGTTAAATTCTTCAACGCTTACAGCACCCGCGCCCAGTTTGTCGGCAGGCAAGCCCGTTGCCTCGGCAAGCGCCTTGAAAATTGGAATGCCGCGTTCGGCAAGCTGGTTGAGGTTCTCAAGTTCAACCTTTCCTTTGGCATTGACCTTGGCAAAGATGGCGGCTATTTCTTCAATGGTTACACCGCTGGTTGCGGCGATGTCTCCAAGAAATTGCAGTTGTTCGTTAACCTGTGAAATTTCCGTACCTGATGCAATCAACTGCCGCGCGGCGTTGGCCACGTTCTCAATTTGAAACGGCGTCTTGGCGGTGAACTCGTTTAGCTGCTCCATCATTGCAGCCGCTTCCTCAACGCCTCCCGTCAAACTGACAAACGAAGTTTCGAGCTGCTCCAAGTCCGCCGCGCTTTTAACAGCCATTGCGCCCAAGCCGACAAGCGGCAAGGTAATTGCCTTGGTCATGCTCTGACCCAAGCTGGTTAAATTGCTGGTCATGCTACGCATGTTGCGCTGCACGCGCCCCAACTGTTTGTCTAAGTTGCGCGTATCAGCGCCAATGCGCACAATAAGGTCACCGAGTTTTGCCATTTGCCAATGCTCTTAAGATAGCCAATCCGTTGCCTTTCGGCTTTTTTGTTTGTGTGTTTTCTTCCCAAGGAAAAACGGCGAGGTCGTGGGTCGTTAGCTTGCTGCCTTTCTTGGTATGTACATTCAACAACAACGCCGTTTGCCATCGCACTCGCTCCCAGGCACCGCGTTCGCAGTGTTCTTGAAACTCGTAACGACCGCGTACGGCGTTGCCA